AGTCGTGCTGATGAACGTGTTCTTCGCGTAGGGGAAATAAATGGCGACTTCAAACACAGTAGCGTTTCGCCCCGATGTTGAAGAAATCATCGCGGAGGCTTACGAGCGGTGTGGGATCGATCCACAAACGCAAACAGGATATAAGGCTGTGTCAGCAAGGCGCAGCCTAAACTTGTTGTTTAGTGAGTGGGCCAACAGGGGTATCAATTACTGGGCGGTGAAGCAACAGACGCTGACGCTGGTAAACGGCCAGACAACGCCGTACACGCTCCCCGAAGGCACTATAGACATTATGGACGCCGTCATTCGCGACAGCGCAGGCACAGACACCTCTGATCAAATTGTTAACCGTGTGTCGATTGCGGATTATAACCAACTGCCAAACAAAACATCTCTGGGCAAGCCGTCACAATACATGTTGGACAAGCAATACACGCCCCTGCTTTACATATGGCAGATACCAAACAGAACAACGTACAGCTTAAATTATTGGTCAGTAAACCAGCTAGATGATATTACGAAAAGCGATCAGGAAGCTGATGTGCCGTATCGATGGTCTGACTGCATATGCGCGGGTCTGGCAAGCAAGCTGGCGTTGAAAAACGCCCCAGACAGATTTCAAATATTAAACGAAATCTACGAGAGGGCATTCACGTTTGCGGCGGCGTCCGACAATGATGGCGTCAGCTTGAGGGTTCAGCCAACTGCGCTGAATTTATCCTGATGGCAAAATACGCACGGGGCAAAAAATCTCAGGCGATTAGCGACAGGAGCGGCCTTCGGGTTCCCTATACGCAATTAAAAACGACTTGGGACGGCCTGCGCGTATCTCCAGAAGATTGGGAACCAAAACAACCGCAGCTTACGCCTGCTAAAAATGTTGTTGATGCTACGGCCTTATTTAATCCACGGCCAGATACTGATCCAGAAAATGTTAAAATATTTATTGGTTTTAATTACGACCCATTTCTAGACCCAAGGCAAAGACCAAGCATTGGAGTTCATGGAAAATCTAATGTTGGATTTATTGGAATTACTTCGACTAACACTACACAAACTGGCGTTGCTGGCACAGCAAATGTTGGCAATGAATCTTTGTTTGTTGAATCACAAATTAATGTAACAGGATTATCAGGAACAGGCAGCGTTGCTACGGTCAGCGCGTCTTACCTAGAATATGCGATAACTGTCGGAGCCATAGCCGCTGGCAACAGATACTACGTTGATAGTGTCCTCCAGCAACAACTTTATCTCCAAGAGGGGCAGACATACCGCTTCGACCAGAGCGCATCTTCTAATAACGGGCATCCGCTGCGGTTCAGCACCACATCCAATGGTACACACGCTGGCGGCAGTGAATACACAACAGGCGTGACAACGTCAGGAACACCGGGACAGGCTGGAGCTTATACTGAAATAACAGTGGCCGCTGGTGCGCCTACTTTGTACTATTATTGCACAAACCATAATTACATGGGTGGCACATCTTATACTCCAGCATCAGGCACTATTTCTCTTGCGATAACTGTTCAAGCAATCGCTGCTGGAAACAGATACTACATAGATGCTGGAGGCCCAGCACTAACTATAAGCCTGACAGAAGGCAGCACATACCGCTTCGACCAATCTGCGTCCTCCAATAACGGGCATCCGTTACGTTTCAGCACCACAGCAAATGGTACGCATGGTGGCGGCAGTGAATACACAACAGGCGTAACAACGTCAGGAACACCGGGGCAGGCTGGAGCTTATACTGAAATAACAGTGGCCGCTGGCGCACCTACTTTGTACTATTATTGCACTCAGCATAATTACATGGGTGGTCAGCTTAATACTCCAGCATTGACAACCATTGTTGGCACTGTCCCAGTAGAGCTTAATGCGATTGCAACAGGCGTTGGTGGCACAGGAGCTATCGGAAGCGAGGCACTTATAGGCTCTCCAACTGCAACGGGCGCTGGCGGCACGGGCGCTGTCGGAAACGAAAGTGTTCAAATACTTGGCTGGGGCAATGCTGGCTGGGGAGAAGATGGATGGGGCGAATAAAATGAGCTACACAACACTCAAGGCTAACATTCAAAATTTCTTGGAAGATGACTCGACAGAATTTGTCGCGTCGATTGACACGATCATAGCGCAGGCCGAAGAAATGATTTTTCAACGGTTGCCAAATATGCCGTGCTTTCGGCAGACATCTTCTGCGGCCAATCTTGTGCAGGGAACTGGAGCATATACAATTCCCACTGCCCGAATGATCCGTCAGGTCTCAATAACTTTGGGAACTGGCGTTGTGGTTTATCTAGATCACAGGATCGATTCTTACATTCGTGATTTCTCGCCTAATCCCGCAACGCAAGGCACACCCCGAATGTATAGCACAAATAGTGCAGGAACCGCTGGGACAGTCATTTCATTGGCACCAACGCCGTCAGCAGTGCTGGCCTACAGCGTGGACTTCATAGCCCCTGAGACGGGACTAAGCGCGGCTAATGCCAATACATGGATCGACACTAACGCGCCTGCGGTTATGCTTGCAGCGGCTCTGTACGAGGCGTCTGCGTTTCTAAAAGCGCCAGAGACGTTGTCACTATACAAAACGCAATTTGACGAGGCGGTGCAATCTCAGGTACAAGAGATGCAACGCGATTACGCAGCAGAATATAACGGAGGCATATAATGGCTATCTCACAGGCGATGTCCACACTTTTCAAAAAAGATGTGTTGCTGGGTGATCACTCACTAGACACAAACGCAATTTACATTGCGCTGTACACCAGCAGTGCAACTCTAAACGCAACGACAGATGGATACATCACTGCCAATGAAGTCGCTAACGGCAATGGCTACACAACAGGCGGCAATGCGCTGGCAAGTAAAGCAGTCACTGAAAACAGCACAAGCGGTATTTTTGATGCGGCTGATCCAGAATGGACAAGCGCAACATTCACGGCCCGTGGCGCACTAATTTACAACAAAACGCTGGGCGATGCATCGTCAAATTCAAGAGGCGCAATTGCCATTCTTGATTTTGGTGGTGACTTCTCTGTTGCAGGCGGTACTTTTAAAATAATTTTTCCTGCCGCCACTGCAAACAATGCTATAATAAGGATCGATTGATATGGCTTCCACCTATGTAAACGACCTACGCCTCAATGAGATGGCGACTGGCGATCAGTCGGGCGCATGGGGTACGGTAACTAACGTAAATCTTGAGCTAATTGGAGATGCCTTCGGTTACGCCACAGAGGCCATTTCCACAAACGCTGACACCCACGCCACAGTTATAGCTGACGGCGCGGCAGACGCTGGCAGGGCAATGGTGCTACAGTACACAGGAACGCTCGACAGCGCGTGTACAATCACAATATCTGGCGGCGATGCCTCGACATTCACAGTTTCCAAGCTGTGGTACATCCACAACGCCACCAGCGGATCGCAAAACATTATTATCACTAGCGGCTCTGGAGCAAACGTCACGATTGCCAACGGCCAGACAAAGTGCGTCTACACCGATGGTGCTGGCTCTGGTGGTGCGGTCATTGATACCTTCGCGGCCCTGTCTGTTGTTGATTTGTTTGTTGATGATGATCTGACAGTAACTGACGATTTGACTGTCGGCGGCATTGTTAGCCTTGCAGACGGTACTGCTGGCGCACCTTCCTTGACAAATACTGGTGACGTAAACGCTGGCTTGTTTTTCAGTGCAGCCGACACGTTATCTTTTTCCGCAGGTGGCACGGCACAATTCACTATGGCTGACGGTGTAATTGCACCTGTCACAGATTCTGACGTAGACCTTGGAACGGATAGTCTTTTCTTTAAAGACGCACACATCGATACAATTACTCTTACTGGCGCAATAACAGGTGCAACCAACATTACACTTAGCGGTGAGTTGGATGCTGGAACTGGTGATTTCTCAGGGGCGGTTGATGTTGCGGGTGTTCTGACTGCAAGCGCAGGGGCTGTCTTTAACGAAGGTTCCGCTGACGTAGATTTTAGGGTTGAATCCAACGGCAACGCGAACATGGTGTTTGTTGATGGTGGCAACGATAAAGTGGCGATAGGAACAGCCACAGCCACTGCGATGCTAACTGTAGCGGGTAGCCTTAAACCCATAACATACCAAGAGACATACGTGGCGGCGAGTGCGGCTTCCACTGTTACACTTAACCTAGCAACTGGTACGTCTTTTTCGTTGACAATGGGTCAAGCTACTACGTTTGTCTTTAGCAACCCTCCCAGTTCTGGAACAGCATTTAGCTTTACTCTGTTTCTGACGCAGCACAGCACAGCCGTAGCAATTACATGGCCCAACACAGTAGATTGGGCTGGCGGCTCTGCTCCTGATGCTGCGGGGAATAACGAAGTTCAAGCCTACGCCTTCTTTACCCGCGATGGCGGC